ATGGCATCAGAGGTGGATCAGCAACTGTCCACTTCCCCATCTGGCACCAAGAAATAGAAGACATTATTGTTCTCAAAAACAATAAAGGAACAGAAGACAATCGAGTAAGAAAACTTGACTACTCCATCCAAATTTCAAAACTTTTCTATGAGCGTTTCATCCAGAATGGAGAGATTAGCCTGTTCTCACCGCATGATGTTCCAGGACTCTATGATGCTTTTGGTACTGATTCATTTGATGGTCTCTATGTGGGCTATGAACAAGATGAGTCTATTCCAAGAAAAACTATTGGTGCTCAAGAACTCATTCTGGACATCCTGAAACAGAGAGCAGAAACTGGTCGTCTCTATATCATGAATATCGACCATTGTAACTCTCACTCTTCCTTTATGGATAAAGTTGAGATGAGCAATCTATGTCAGGAAATTACACTTCCAACCAAACCAATCAAGCATATTGACGATGAAGATGGGGAAATTGCTCTGTGTATCCTTTCTGCTATTAATATTGGTAAAATCCGGTCTTTGGAAGATCTTGAAGTTCTTTGCGATCTTGCTGTTAGGAGTCTTGATGAACTTATTGATTTTCAACAATATCCAGTCAGAGCAGCAGAACTTGCCACAAAAGCACGTCGTTCCCTTGGAGTAGGTTATATTGGTCTGGCACACTACCTTGCCAAGCACGGGTGGTTATATGACGATCCTAATGCCTGGAAATTGATTCATGATCTTTCAGAGGCATTCCAATATTATCTGATTCGTGCTACAGTAAATCTTGCCAAAGAAAAAGGGGCATGTGAATTCAGTCATCGCACCAAGTATGGACACGGAATTCTGCCGATTGATACATACAAGAAGGATGTAGATGAGATCGTACCAAATGAGCTTCATTACGATTGGGACGGTCTTAGAGAGGATGTCAAGAAGTACGGAGTACGGAACTCAACATTGTCCGCACAAATGCCTTCAGAGAGCAGTTCCGTTGTGTCAAACGCAACAAATGGAATCGAACCACCCCGTGCCTTTCTGTCCGTTAAGAAATCCAAGAAAGGAGTTCTCAAGCAAATTGTCCCACAATATAGCAGTCTTAAGAGCAATTATACGCTTCTTTGGGATATGGAGTCCAATCGTGGTTATATTAATGTTGTTGCTGTGATGCAAAAATTCTTTGATCAGGCAATTTCTGGTAACTGGAGTTATAATCCAACTAAGTTTCCTGACAATGAGATTCCTATTTCTTTATGGGCACAAGATCTTTTGACTACATATAAGTACGGTTGGAAAACCAGTTATTATCAAAACACATACGACAACAAAAACGACGAACTCGAAGAGACAAATTCAACATTAGATAATTTAATTTCTGAAATCGAAAACACAGCGGAGGAAGATTGTGAGTCTTGTAAAATTTAAGAAAAGTATGGAAGATGGTACAACGGTGGTCAATCAAATGACCGTCTTCAATTCAGAAGAAGTAGATACAAAAAAACAACCCATGTTCTTTGGAAAACCTCTGGGTATCCAAAGATATGATTCATACAAATATCCAATATTCGACAAACTCACAACACAACAATTAGGATACTTTTGGAGACCTGAGGAGGTCTCCCTCCAAAAAGATCGTGCCGATTATCATACACTGCGTCCAGAGCAGAAGCATATCTTTACTTCTAACCTAAAGTATCAGATCATGCTCGATTCTGTCCAGGGGCGTGGTCCTGGTATGGCATTTGCTCCATACTGCTCTCTACCTGAATTAGAGGCATGTATGAAGGTCTGGGAGTTTATGGAGATGATCCATAGTCGTTCCTATACATACATTATCAAAAACGTATATTCAGATCCCTCTGATGTGTTTGATACGATTCTCAAAGAAGATCGTATTATGGAACGTGCAGTAAGTGTCACGTCAGCATATAATGATTTCATTAACTCTGCCCAACAGTATGGAAATTCTGATGAATGGTTACATGCATTAGAAAACGTTCCTTATGCAAAGGAGGCAAGGTATGAACTCAAGCGTAAACTCTACAGAGCAGTTGCAAACGTTAATATTCTTGAGGGTATTCGCTTTTATGTCAGTTTTGCATGTAGTTTTGCTTTTGGCGAACTCAAACTTATGGAAGGAAGTGCAAAAATCATTTCCCTGATTGCTCGTGATGAAAACCAGCATTTGGTGATTACTCAGAATATTCTGAAGAACTGGATGAGTGGTGATGATCCAGAAATGTCTCAGATTGCCAAGGAAGAGCAACCTTGGTTGATCAAGACATTTGATAATGCTGTAAATCAGGAAAAACTTTGGGCAGAGTATCTGTTCAAGAATGGTACTATGATTGGCTTGAATGATAAATTGCTTCAGCAGTATGTGGAATGGATTGCCAATCGCAGAATGAAAGCAATCGGACTTAAGCCAATCTATGACATATCAGCAAAAAACAATCCACTTCCTTGGACAGAGCATTGGATCTCTTCTAAAGGTCTTCAAGTGGCACCACAAGAAACCGAAGTCGAATCTTACATTGTCGGAGGAGTCAAACAAGATGTCACAAAAGACTCATTCTCAGGATTCCAACTTTGATAAGAAACCTGATCTAAAATCATCCATTGATGCTTATAAAGAAGCGGCAGCAATAGACGATTTTTTATTTGGTGATTATGATTACATAAGGACTTGGAATAGTCAAGAATCGAATGATGTTTATTAAATTTTTTGGAGGGTGTTTTTGCACCCTCTTTTTTTATAAATATTTGCATATAAAGAATTAAGTTAAAAAAAATGCGCTCATTGTCACATAAAGAGTACGGAGAACTCAGAAATCTTTATGAATCTGTGTATGCTCCAAAAGAGGAATTGACTGAAGAAATTCTTGATGAAGTGTTTAATGAATTGGTCGATGAATTGATTGAAGAGGGATATGACGAAGAAGAAGCAATTTATATTATTGAATCTGCAACAGATGAGTATATTGAAGAAGCAAAGGTAACCTTTGGGCACGATACCAATACCAGAAACTTCTATGGTGCTCCTGTAGGTGCCAAGAGAAGGTTGGCAAGGCAAAAGGCAGGAGCGGCACTGAGAGGTGCTGTGAACACCGCTAAAAGCAAGGCAGCTGGAGCAGCGGCAGCAGCGAATTTAGCAGTTGGCACTGCCGCGCACGGTGCTCAAAGAGCCGCTACAAAAGCATCACATGCAGTTGTAGATGCTCCTGGTAAGGCAAGAGCAGCGGCATCAGACGCCAAGAAGAAGGCAAAGAGTGGTATCAAGGGATTCATCAAGCGCCAGGCACAGAAGGTCGTGAAGCGCATGAGTGAAGAGTTAGAAGCACTGGAAGCAAGCGGATTGTTTACCGAGCAAGAGCTTGGAGCAATCATGGAAGCAGACTCACTTGCAGCAATGGCAGCTCGTCGTGAAAAGCGTCTTGCCGCACAAAGAAAGCGTGAAGGCACTACTGTAACTGGAAGAGACTTTGGTCATGATTATTCCCTGACTCCTGCTCAACAAAAAGCAAGAAGAGAGGCTGAGTTTAAGGCAGGACTCGAAAAAGGCAGAACCAAGAAAGAAGAAGTTGAAGCAGTTGATGAGGGACTGACTGGTGAGCGTTATAAGGCGGCACTGAAGAAAGGGAAAATGTATAGCCGTAAGGTAAGCGAAGATCCAAAAAAACGTGCCACCAGAGGTGGTCGTGGTGGAGAGTCTGATTTTGGTGCAGGTGATAGAGGTGCTGGTAACAAAGCGGCAAGAAGAGCAGGAACTTATCAAGAGGAAGAGTTTGAACTTTGGGTAAATGGACTTATAGAAGAAGGTTATGACCTCTCTGATTACACTTGGGATGAGATGTATGAGTTTTATCTTGAAGAAGGTAGAACAACAAATCTACGTGCTCTCGCAGGAGAATCGGAAAGAGGAAGACCAGAAACTCAAGATGAAAAACATAGAAGACTGGCAATGGGTAGATATTCACCTTCTCAATATAAGTGGAAAAAGGTAGATGGTCAGTGGAAAAATATGGGTAGAAAGGATGGTGAAAAAGATTGATATAAAACTCATATAACTCACAGGGGGCTTGACAAGTCCCCTTTTTTTGTGTAGACTACCTTTGTTAGGGTTGAAGGATAAATAATAGCTCATTGAGATCTATAAGATGAGTTATGATAATCCGTGGAGATATGATGAGAGAGTTTTTGATAGTAATGATATTGGGGACTACTACGGCTTTGTTTATCTCATTACCAATCAGTCGAACAAACGACAATACATTGGTAGAAAGTATTTTTGGTCACATAGAACTCCACCAGGAAAGAAAAGAAAAGTAAAACAAGAATCTGATTGGAAGAAGTATTATGGTTCTTGTCCTGAATTAAAAGAAGATGTTAAAAAGTATGGTAAAGAGATCTTCAGTAGAGTTATATTGAGTCTACATACGACTAAAGGTAAAGTTAATTTTGAAGAGACAAGGCAATTATTTTTGAATAATGTTTTGACTGAAAAAACTAATAGTGGAGAACCTTTATTTTATAATTCAAATATATTGTCTAGATATTTTAGAAAAGATTATTTTGATAAATAATTATAACTCTAACATAATAAGACGTAGTTGTGAATCATATTCATCACATTATTCCAAGACATATGGGTGGCACTAATGATATTGATAATTTAATTGAATTGCCAGTATGGGCACATGCAGAAGTCCATAAAAGACTTTGGGAAGTTTTTGGAAAGTTGGAAGATAAACTTGCCTACTGTGTTCTTAGCGGAAAAACTGATGAAATTGAAAAATTAAGAATTGAAATTGCAAAAATAAATTATAAAAAATGGTTGAATGAGAATCCAAAAGAAGTTAAAAAATGGAAGAAAAAAATTAGTAATACTTTAAAAGGGAAAAAATATTTGCCCGATGAACACTATCAAAAAGTTGGTGATATGTTAAGAGGAATTCCTAGAAGTGAAGAAGTTAAACGAAAAATTAGTAGAGCAAAGAAAGGGAAAAGTATCGCTCAACCCAAACAAATGAAAAAATATGAAGTTACAAAACCTAACGGAGATATTTTAATTATTAAAGGATTGAATCAATTTTGTAAGGATGAAGGAATCAGTGCTTCTAACCTTTGTGCCGTAGCAAAGGGAAGACTTAAGCAACATAAGGGGTATGTTGCAAAAATTTTGGACTAGTGCTATAGTATGCTCATATATAATTCTAGTGTTATGGTAACTTTGGAAGACACCTTGAAGACGACACACGACTGGGCAGTTGATAGACTGCACACTCTTTGTCAAGACCCTTTAAACGACCCATTAGAATGTGTTGAGAATGCACATGCACTTCATTGTGAGTTTTATGAGTGGCTTGATCCTGATGTTGAAGACCACGAAATTTACTCACTAGAATATCTTGGTGAAGATTGACTCACTAAATACCCCGTGCCGTGAAGAACATTATGTTCTTGTGACGGATGTCGAATTCTGTTTATTTTAATGCTTAAAAAATTACTTCCTATTGTTCTTGCGACTTCAATACCAGCTGCTTTTGCATATCCATCAATCGACGAAATCAAAAATCCATGGATTGATCCATCAGATATTGAGTATATCGAAAAAGTTGATGCCGATTTAGATCCGGAAAAAGCAGTTCCGATTGCTAAAATCGTTGAAGAAGAAAAGACATGGAAATGTCCTTCTTGCACTGAAAATGAGAAATATGTTCTCAAAGAACTTCAAGAAAAGACAAGTATTACTGATCGTAATGCTCTTGCCACTATCATGGGTAACATAAAGTCAGAGTCAAACTTTATTCCCAATATTTGTGAAGGTGGTGCAAGAGTTTCATACTATCATTGCTATAGTGGTGGTTATGGATTGATTCAGTGGACTTCCAGCAATCGGTATTATGGATTGGGTCAGTTTGCAAAGAAGTACGGATGTAATCCCAGTGGACTTGAATGCCAAACTCGTTATATGATTAACGAACCAACCTTTCAAAAACATATTCATGAATTTGAAGGTAGTGGTCAAACAGTTAAATGGTATATGACTACTGCATATTATTGGTTGGGATGGGGTATTAAGGGATATCGAGAGCACTATGCTTATAACTATATAAAGAAATTTGTTTTATCTTGAAATGGGACTATTTAAAAAACTCATCGAAAAAATTAATCCTTTAGAATCTCCTGTCAAAGAGGTTACCTCTAGTCATTTTAGTCATGGATATAGTCCATATAATGGAGTCAAGTCTATTTCGAGTGAGAAGATTTTAAAGGACAATTCTTATATTGCAGTTCCTGCACCAGACATTCTTCCTCATGATCCTTGGTTTGATCCGCCAATTAGAACTGAAAAACAAGAAATGCTTCTTCAAAAACAAAAAGAAGCAAAGAAACAGCAAGAAGAAGTTGAATCTGCTATGACCCAATCAAAAGAACCTAAGAATATTCATGATGTCCTATATAAAAAAGCAGCAGCACACATGAAAAACTCCTGGCAAGAAAATCTTGGTGGTTCTGAAAACTTTCATCAAGGTCCTGGTGGTTGGACATCTGGCACTGGTATCAATCAATTTCGTTGAGTTTTTATGAAAAAATTTATTGTCACTTTTTTGACTGCATTTGCTTTTGCTACTCCTGCACTTGCTGACCCAGAAGTAAAAGGTTGGAATAGTTATGACGCAATGGGTTGTATGCTTTTACGAGAATGCACCGATGAAGTCAAACAAGTCAAAGATATCGAAGATCTTTCCACGAGGTATCCAGATAGCGATTTTAGTCCTATTGCTTATGAGTTTAATGAAATGCTATCTGCTCTTGGAGAAATCGGAGTTAAAGTTTTTCTAGCAAGTGAAAAATATTTTCCTCCACAGCATCGTGGGGTATATCACACAGTTGGAAATAACTTCTTTTTGAATGAAGATTACATGCACAAACCTCATCAGTTGATGAGCGTCATGAGGCACGAAGGATGGCACGCTGCTCAAGATTGTATGGCAGGAACAATTCACAATAACTTTATTGCCATCATTTATCCTGAAACGAAAGTTCCTACATATTGGCGAATGATGAGTGAGCAGACTTATGATGAAACATCAAGACCTTGGGAACAAGAAGCAATGTGGGCTGGTCATACTGAAAACATGACCATGAATGCTCTTAAAGTTTGTGCCAAGCAACCAATGTGGGAGGTATATCCTCCCACTCCCCTTACAAGAGAATATCTAATTAAAGAAGGTTACATGAAATGATTGAAACCATTTATCTGATGTTCAGCGGAATGCAGATTTTTCTAAAACCAATGTATCCAGAATATCGTTATAAAGAAGTCCCTCAATACGTCATTCAAAAATGTATTGACTTTACTCATGTTGATCCATATGACAAAATGGATAATGTTGATGAGATGAGAATTGCTGATTGTTTTCTGTATAAAATGCACGACTATAAATAAAAGTGCCTAACCTCTTTCAAATGACTGATTCAGTAATTTCTAAAAAAGAGGATCCTAAGGTTAAGTCTGAAAATAAATTTGAGTGGGCTGATGAAGGGGTAGCAACCCTGGTGAGAGTTATCATTCTGGCATGGTCAGGAGCAATTCTGACTTTGAATTATGTAACAATTCCAGGGATTCCTCAGAGACAAATTGATCCGACGTTTATTGCTTCGGTATTTACAGGAACACTAGCAACATTTGGTGTTCAAACTGCGAAGAAAAAAGACGATGATGATAAAAAATCAGTAGATTCTAAAAAAGAAAAATCTGTCGATGATTGATAATGTCAATTCTCCCTTCTCATATATCCGAACAGGATGATGAAGTCGAAAATAAAAAGTCACCCTTCAAGTGGTTTGTGCTACTTGTAGGGTCTTTTTTTGGCATAGCGCATATTGGAATACTGGGTCATTTAATTAATAAAGATCCTCAAATACCAGTTATAAATCTTCCTGTTGGTGACTATACTTCTTATACGGTAGAGGCAGGAAAAGATGGTTATCGAATTCATTACCAATCTAATGATCCTAAAGTTATGAAGACAACAAAGGATATTGATAAGTCAAATGGATTTTTTGGTATTGGCGGTAAGACAGTTATAATTTCAGAAAAGGAATACACCATGAGAACTCAATCGGGTTCTGGAGGTGAAGAGTTGGGAAAGTTGTCTGCAAAGAGAATAGAGTGCATCAAGGCGGAAGGTGGAGGCGAGAGTACAGGTGCAATAGTGGGAGCTAGTATTGGCGCTTCTGCCGCACCAGCATTGAGTGGAATACCTTATATTGGTTGGATTGCTGCTGGATGGGCAACGATATTTGGGCAGAAACAAGGAAGTGCAATTGGCGGAGAAATCGCTAAAGTAGTAAATGATTGTGAGGACACATGAAATTTGAATTAAGCATGGAAGACTATACAATCATTCTCAATTCTCTTCATTACTATAAAAAGATTGAGAAGAAAGGAAATTTTCAGCAATATGATCAAGATCGTATTAATGAATTGAGAGATAAACTTTCACATCAACTTGTCTGGGATCAATTATGATTGTCGTACTCAATAATTATTTTACTAAGTTCTTCACTGTGGTGGTTGTCAATTGCTTAAATCCTGCTAATATACAAGCATGTTTGCCAGTTCATGAATGGTTGTTACCAGAGATTAAGCATGGAATAGAAATATTACGAAACCCTGATAT